GCAGTAGGTTTATCCACAACATCTACACCATATGTATATTTAGTAATATCTGGAGAAATCTTCAGCATTTGAACTGTTCCTTTTCCTAAAGAGTCAGCAAAAGCTTCTTCTCCACCACTTTTAATTATATCTTGAACTCTAATAATAATAGACTCTGATAATGCTTGTGCTAAATATCTATCTGAATAGTTAATATCACTTAATGCGTTATTAGTTCCTGATGCAGCTAAATTTGCTACAGTTGTCAATAACTTAGGATTAGGAGACGAAGCATCTGTCAATTCATTTAACCCAAGCGTTTGACGTATCATATCAAGGTTTTGGTTAATTAAATTCCAGTATTCTGCAATAGCACCACCTGTACCACCTTGTAATTCTTGAATAGCAGGAGGAACTTGTTTACCATCAAATGAAACTGAACGACTAACTAATACACCTCTTTGTAAATACAAATCAATAATATCAGAAGGTTTCATTGTTTGACCACCACCAGATAAACTAACTTCTTCTAAAGCAGCAAGGTTGATATTAAAACCTTTAGGTACTGATGTATTTAATTCGTGCTGTAATCTATAATATGCTAACTGAATTGCATCTGCATATGGGATAATTGCTTCCATACGACTAAATGTTTTCATATCGTAAAAATCAACTGCACTAATATTGTAGCTTGATTTAGCGCGCGCCATATTGATAGGGTCGCGTTTAATATCATATTGTTTACCATAATCAAAACATATATCTGTTCCTATAACCCATTTTGTTCGGTATACACCTTGTATTTGTTTTCTTTTGAATTTATCTTTTTTATTATTGTAATCTTCAAACCCAGCTTTGCCAAAAACCATATTACCACGTCTGTCAATTCTTTCTTCTCTTACTAATTCATCTGTAGATAAAATCTCTAAGTCTAAAACTTCCACTTTTCCTCTATTCCAAAAATCAGAATAACTACCATAATAAGCATTACCTACAGGCATAGAAGGTCTAAATTGATTAGTAGATGCTAATTTATAAACTAATTTAATATCATCTTCTGTTAATTCACCATCAGACATTTGAATAAGTTGAGCTACTGGGACTTCCATAATCTCACCTACATATCTTAAATCTCTAAAGTCAGGATAAGTACAATAGCTTAAAATTAATCTTCTTGGGTCAACTCTTCTAAAACCTACTAAATCTCCGTCTCTATAATCTTTAAATGCAGCAACACCATAGTCAAATAAATCTTGTAGTTCTTGCCTTCTTTGACCATTATAATCGTTTTGAGTAAATGTCAATTCAACTGCCTGCTCTGCTTCCATAGCAGTTTTATGGCGTAAACCTATTTCAAATATTTCAATGCCATCTAAGTCATCAGGTTCGCCTTCTGCTTGCATAACTTGTGGAGGCATAACAGGATTAGGCTGACCTTGTTGTTCTTGCTGAAAAGCACTACGCATTTCAGTTTTCATTTTCAATTCTAACAATTGGTCCTCTAATTCTGTAGCAGCCAAAGGGTCAATTGGATTAATTGTAATATCGTAATCTGTTTTTTCTAACAAACCAAGTGCTACCCTTCTAAATTTAGGGACAATAGGCAATACAGACCAATCAACTACTAATGTGTTATTAGTAGGGTCTTGGTCAGGTAATAATATGCGTTTATATCTATCAATTGTTTGTTGACCACGAGCATAGGTTTTAACCCATTCGTATTTATCACGGCTTCTCCAGCCAATTGAACCAAAAGGAGTATCTCCATAAGCAGAATACGCAGCTCGCGCATATTGCAATAAAAAAGGTTTTTCCGTCTTTAACTTTGGGTCGATATTTTCATCAGGGAAGTTTACCCCTACACTTGATACTATTTCTGCCATCTCAGCAATTTAGTTTGTTTATATTGAATATAATACGTTAAGAATACTTACCAAATATGCCCCCTGTCCGTTTACCTTTCATAAAGCTAAGGTAATCTTCTATTGGAATTTGTTTGGTTTCTTTTTGTTTAGGATTGTATTGTGGGTTATATGTCATCATTAATGCATAACCCATAGCCATAGCAGCGTCAAACTCAGTTGTATCATTAGGGCTAAATCTTAACCAATCATCTATAAGCTCTACAAACCATACATTGTCAACTTTTGTAGATATATATTGGTCAGTTAATTCTGCTATATATACGTTATTTGTAAGCGTTGCCGCAATACCTGGCTTATCTTTTCCAGGAGGAGTAAAGCATAAATCTTTATAACCCCTTGATTCAAAGTAATGTAGGATACCTGGTTTCTGTGTCTCTATTAATGCTTGACAACCAAAGTAAGTCAATGCCATAAGGCAATCTTCATAGAATACTTCTGGAGTTGGTCTGGCTAAATACAAACAAACAGGTGCTCCATCATAAGCAGTAGGCTTAATAGGGTTTCCTTTCTTTATAATACACAATGAACCATTAGACATTCTTGATTGATGTTCTTTAGTTACATTAACATGGTCATAAGGGTCAATACCTGCACAATACATATGTTTGTTTCTTGCATATACATAATCTCCTTTTCTTTCCACATTATTAGAAAAATCAGGAAACTCTAATACTTGAAACCTACCATTAGGGTTTTCTACAAAGGTAACATTAGAGTCTTTCTTCATATCTTCCCATTGGAAGTTACCTCTTAATATTTTTGGTTTAGTCCATTTAAGTAAATCATACCTATCATTAAGTATAATAGGGTTGAATACACATTTAGAAGCGTCTGTTTGAAATGCTTCTTTCTCATCTAATGGTTCTTTCCTTTTAGCAGAAGATAATGCCCTTGGGTCATTACGCAATGCTTCTCTTTCTTCTAATATATCTTGTAATGCTAATTTTTCATTAGCAAACCCAAACTTATCTATATGACGTGTTTTTTGAGCAGGAGTAAAAAACTTATACATACCTGTAGGGGTTCTTCTACCTTCTTTAGTAGTTTGGTCAGAACTTTGCCACATCTCAAAGTATGCTTTACCACCAGCTTCCATTTCTTCTACCGTAGAGGTATGGAGAGCCTTTCCTATAATACGACCTTCATCATCCATCAAACAATACTTAACAACATTCCATCTTCTGTTGATATCAACCATCATTGTTTTACCTGCCTCATCACCAATATAAAAGCCAAGCTTTTGTCCATCATAAGCACCCTCTGTTGACGATTTAAAGTCTATTCCTGACATTAACTCTTCTCCATCTATATCTACCTTACCACTTTGAAATTTAAGACCTGTAGCAGGAACTTTACCTGTATTAGGCATATCCGATATAGGCTTAAAGAAAGAAGGTAATTTTCTATATGGGTTTACAATAGCTTTTCTAAATACTGATTTAGCATCGTCATCTGTTTTAGATTGGATACCAGCCCAGAAGTTTTCTGAACGAGTTGATTGTTCTAATGCAATACAACCTGCTCTATATGTTTTACCACTACGACGCTTTGTTGTTTCTACCAACCCAAAGCAATTAGGGTCTTGTACTGAGTATTCCCAAGAGTAAAAGAACTCTCTATCTACATTTCTGTACTTAGGCAACCCAATATCAAGGTGATAACAAGAAAGGTAAAACCAATGAGTTCCTGTTATATAGGTAGGTTTATTATTATTCATAAACCAATGACCACCTATTCTGCGTATCCAGCAATATTCTTTAAATTCTTTTAAGTCTGGGTGGACATATCTTGGGTCTTGCTTTTGCTTTTCAGCTTCTTCCTTTTCCCATATCGGAAACTTTTCCCAACGCTTATCTATTTCCCAAAAACAATTGTCGTATTTCATATGGCGACGAGTAACCCCAACATCTTGGTAATCACCAGTAAAAGGATTGTATACATAACCTTCTTTTGGAAGATTGCATATCAAACCTTGTACATCTACTTTTTTACCGCCTAATTCTTTTATCATTTGTTTTTCATTTGAGCCGCTATATATTCAGGTCTAAATTTCTTAGCCTCATCGTATTCATCTACAGCATCTTGGTCTCCTACAAACAGCTTGTTATATAATGCTTCTATCTTATTAATCATATCGTCCATTTGATTAATAAGTTTGTTTTTAATTTCTACAGCTTTTAAAACGTCTAATTCTTTTCCGCTATCTTGGTCCTCAATACGTTTATTAACCCTTTCAGCGTATTCTTCAAATGTAGCTTCTAATGAGCAAATCAATGTCCATACACGACTATTAATAACATACCTTGTAAAGTTAAGCATCAACTCAAAGTTAGGCTTTTCTGTTAACTCTACTGTTTGTTTTGCCCATTCTTTTCTCCTAGTTATGTCACTAAATTCTTTTACAGCTGGGGAATTATAATCATAAACCCAAGCCATATATTGTATTTGCTTGTTCAAATCTTTAACATAGCTACCCTTTGGCAATATATCATTTAATCTAGGATATGTAGTAATCATATCCGTAGTATTAGGGTCTATAACCATTTTTGCTATTTGCTCTTTTTTATATCTGCTCATAACCAAATATTAATTCTTTATTTAAAATCATTCTTTCTTTACCATCTGGGAATCTATAATACGCTCTATATTTTTCATCAAAAAAAGCAATAGCACCTTGAGGTACTTCTAAATCACCACCTAAAAACTTACCACAACCACGTTTCTTTTTTTCTTTAACCATATCAGGTATAATAATTAAAGATGATTGAGTAGTGTTTTCTTGGATATCTTCTAATACAACCCATCTGCCTAATCCTGTCCAAATTCCATCAACTTTCTTTGCCAATATCATATCTTCATCTGCTTCCCATACTACTTCACCTTCATATTGCTTAACCCTTTGATATATTCTTACATCACCCTGGGTTATATATTCAGATGTAACTAAATAATGAATTATTACTTCATCACCTTTCTCAATAGGGATATTACATCTACCACCTTTAGAATGGATAAATGCATTAACCGTTGACCATTCTTCGTGATTGTAAGAACCATCAATAAAGAACTCAACACCTGATTCTGTTGTAATTTTTTCTTGAAGCGCGTTAGGAAGGGTCACAAATACTGTTGACCCAATAGGTTGTTTAATCATTGTTGTGTGTGTTTGATACGTTGTTATACGCAAAGATACGGAAGTTATCCGTATCCTGCATTATTTTTTTGCAGCTTTCTTTCCTGCTACAGCTTTTTTAATCATTGCTGCTTTTCCGTATTTTTTCATACCTACTTTAGCTGCAATAGCTGCACCGATTTCTTTTGCTTTAGCTGCAGATTTTCCTTTTTTCATATACTCTTTTGCTGCACCTTTTGCTAAGGCTTTAAAGCCTACTTTAGTTGATTTTTTCATTGTTTATATTTAATGTGTTGTTTGAACTAAATTTAATATCATTTGAATCATAATGACGAACTCTTCCATTGTTTTTATTTGCCACAACCCATATTGTATTTTGATGTATCCCATAGTCTATCATTAATATTGCAATACCTTCTCCATGGGGAGTTTCAACCCATATTGTAGATTGAAACTCGTGGATTGCCGTCATTACTTTTTCTTTTTAGTTGATTTAAATCTTTCTCCTTTACCAGATGATTTACCTTCTCTATATACTTTAGAGCCTGAGCTCCATAAGTCATGAAATGCCCAGTATCCTGCTGTTAATTTAGAAGCACTACCTTCACCTGCGTGGCGACGACGATATTGTTTACGAGCTTCAGGACTATAGTTTGAACTATAACCCTTAGCACCATAATGAACAATTTTTTCTTTACCATTAGCGCAAGCTTTAACAACTCGTTTATGCTTTCCATCTGTATCTGCCTTTGGTCTGTTACAAGGCATTTTTGATTTATCTAATTTTGCTTTTGCCATTATTTTTTAAGTTTTTTTAATGTTGAACTACTTACATTTGGTTTATCAAATTTACCGCTCATCATATCATCATAAGTATCTTCACCAAATGCATCTATAAATGCTGCAGCACCAAGTATACTAAATAATTTTTTATAATGGATATTAGGAACTTTTAATTTATATTCACCTCCATCACTTATTACTTGTACTGGACCAATATTAGCATTAGGCAATGCTTTTTTAATTCTTTCATCTATTTGTTTGGCTGCTTGTTGAGCTCCATATTTACTTAAAGTTTGATAGCTTTGTGTTCTACTTAGACCTAATGCTTTTAAAACTTCAGGTGCATCTTTTTTAACTAAAGATTTTACTTCTTTAAATTTATCATTTATAGCTTTTTTTCTTTGGTCTCTAGTTAAATTACTATTAAAACTTATTTTTTGAACTTCATCTTTTATATTTGCAACTGCTTTTAAATTACTTTCAAGCGTTTGTCTATTTTCTGGAGTAAGAGATTTATCTTCTAAAACTTTTTTAATTTTGTTTTGATATTGATTGCTAAGATTCTCAAGTACATTTCCATGATTATATCTATATTCATTAGCTAATATACCTTTTGAAGCTAGTTCTTGAAGGTCATTTTGAGCCATTGCATTAGTATTGATATATCCTTTTTGTACAGGCTCCCATTTATTAGCGTTTTTACCACGAGCTAAATTAGCAAAATAACTA